CGGCATTTTTGTCGTATACGAATAAGGCGTGTTAAATTTTCTTTTAGTTCCTGAAACTCCTTTATCCTGAAAATTACCGTAGGGTAACATATCAAAATAAACACCTATTGAATTTGGCATCTGTTTTACTTCACCTTGAATTGAATTCGAAAGTTTTCCGCTTGCGTCTTTTCCTTGTGCGCGTAAATTTGCCTTTGCTTCATTTACTACAATATCCCTGAATTTCTGTAAAGCTTTTAATGTTTCACTCATTAGCAAATTGTCATATTGTTTGCCACTAAAATATCGAAAGTCATTGTCCAACCGCTTAAATAGTTTTCAAATCTTTCTGCAAATGGTTCGCACGTTGGGTTTCCATCTACCATGAAATTATCTGAATACAAATCACCGCGCCGCAATATTTCGTACAACCTATTTAAAACAGCTAATTGCGTATTTAAAACATTTTGCTCATTATCATTACCGATAAATAATTCCGTTACTTCGTCCTTTGAAATGTCCACAATATCCATTGCCAATAAACTGATATTGAAACGAATTACATTAGCTTCAAAAACCGCCGAATTAACCATAATATGCGCTAACGGAAATATTGTTTGTTTGCCTAAATCGACTTGAAAAATATCACCCGTTGTTACCGTGTTTACAATCGCGTCATTATCCAAATGATTTTTTAACGTGTCGATTATTGTGTAAAAGTTAGCCATGTTTTATTCTTTTGTTTAATTCGCGTTGTTCGATTTCTGTTTTTTGTCGTTCATAAGTAAGAAAGGTAAGACACTTTCGAAGTCCAAGCCTTGTAACTTCATCAAATTTGGTAACATCTCCTTTAGCAACTGCATAGATTGAGTTATACCAACCCCACTGCTTTCCAAACTGCGTTCGTTCGCTGAAGTCATTAGTTCCGGATTCTTCTGTATCTCCATCTCCAAATAAGAAAGCGAATTGTTTACTAAGTCGTTTCCTAAAGTCCAAAAAAAAACACTTGCTGCCATTACTACATCCAACGGTGCAAATTTCATTAGGTCGCTGAATTCGTCCGTTCCCGTGTATGGTATTATTTCGTACTTATCTTTACTTCGTGTTTTGATCGGTCTGTACATTACTGCCATTGCTTTGTGGAAATTATCCACGCTGGTAATATTACTTTCTAAATCTATATATTCTCCAAAAGTTATTTCGTCCAAATTAGGAATAAACCCAAACTCCATATTCTGAATTTTAAACGTACTTTGAAACGTTGGTTTTTCCTGAAACAATTTATTAAAATGTAACGCCAAATCTTTTACGTCATTCCACTTTATTTTTATTACCTCTTTTAAATTTAAACCGCAAAAAATTTCAATCGTTTTTTCTGCGATGAATTCCTGATCGTTCGAATTGTTAATTACCTTCATGAATTTTTGGTAATTCTGTAAAGGTATTTCAGAAAGTTTTGTTGGTACGTAGATTTCCGTTTTCATATTATTATAACTATTTATCTTTATTATTGTAGTAAGTAAGCGAAATTGAATAGGCTTCACTTAACATTATTACGTGTTTTCGCATGTTCATAGGATCGTCAAATATTATTTTAATCCTTTTGCCTGTTTTATCCTGAATGTATTGCTCAACAGTGCGCACCATTACCGGTAGTTCATCTGTCATTTGTGTAAATTATCTAATAAAATATTTACCGTAATTCGAATTCAAACCTAACGTTTCCATTTCATGGTATCGTAGCGCATCTATTCCGTGGTCTTGTTTCCCTTGCGGTTTGTTTAATTGTTTTCCTGTTTTATCCTGGTCCCAACAGTAAGCGCGTAATTCCTTAATTAAATTCGTGCTTTGTGACGTCACTAAATATTCTTGTTGCTGCATTACATCAATCCCGTAATTAATTGAATCCTTGCCTTTTGTAACGCCTTTAATCGTTATTCCGTAGCGTCTTATTTCATCAATTGATTTTGGTTCGCTTGAATCAGCGTAAACAACAACGTTTTTTGGTAGTTCTTTTGCTATGTCGCTGTTTAACATTCCTGTTTGGTATTTCAGTTCGTTAACTATTCTTTGACCGTTATAATTGTAAACTTCGATTATTGCCGTTGGATCGTTCGTGTAACCGAAGTCTAATCCTATTCCAACTAATTTGGCTTCAATCGGTATTGTGTTTATTATTTTCCAATTACTGAATATTACGCCCTCAAGCATTCCTATTTCTCCCAACCCGTAAACACGCCACCAATTAGCCCAATACGTGCTCGTAGCTGCTTTGTCGCGGTTCTTTTCTATTTCCTTTACTATTCGTTCGTCCAGGGCTTCGTTATCCTTGTACGTTAAAATTAAAAAGTCTGAATCCGTTTCACCTTTTAATTCAGTATGGACCCAAAATTCATTAGCCGGATTAAAATCTAAATACACTTCTTTTTTTGTACGGATCGAAAGTTCATTGTAGCTTTCAAAGTTCACGTTGTTACATTCGTTTATATACAAAATATCTCTTCGCGCTCCTCTTAATTTGCTGGAATCGTCTGCGCTAAAAAATTCAATTACACTACCGTTTGAAAATTCATATCTTAAAAGCGATTTGTTAAAACGCTGTTCAAAAAAACGGTTTGTGCTTTTCATTATACGCAAAAAATCTTTTAATGCGCCCCTTCTTAAATGTGGAATGCTTTCAGCTACTATGCTTATTTCTTGATTTGCGTAGGTTGATGCTTTGGTAATTAATATCGGAATTATTCCATACGTTTTACCCGCTGAAGTACCGCCTTGAATTATTTTAACGCGCTTTTTTAACGCTTCAATTTTATTAATCGCCGTTGTTATGATCACTTAACTTAAATAAAGGTTGCTCGATATTTGTTTGTTCAATTTGCTGTAAAGGTGCACCGTATCCTGAATCCATTAATGCTTTATACGCGTTTACGTCCCCGTCACGGGCTTTTTTAATTAACGCTAACGTCATTAAATCCTCTTGGCTCATTGTTTGGCTTTCACCTGTTAACGGGTTCTTTAAGTTTTGATTGACCTCTAACCAATACTTTGCTATTGTGCTGCGGTTCTTCGCTCCTTTTGGGCGCCCGTTAGGGTTTCCACTTTCTCCTTTTTCGAATTTATGATTTTCTATGTTTTCGGGGTTTGGCATATCGTTGTTTTTTCGCTGTTTACTTTATTAATTCTCCGTTGCGTTTAATTTCTAAGGATGGATCAAGTTTTTTCATTCGGTCAATTATTACTTGGCAATATTTCGGGTCTAATTCCATTCCGTAACATTTGCGTTTTAGTTGGTGTGCTGCTACCATTGTTGAACCACTTCCCGAAAATACATCAACTATAATATTACCAATATCCGATGTAGCCTCTATTCCTCTTGCTGGCAATTCAACAGGTTTTTGTGTTGGATGTACGTAATCCTTGCTTCTGTGGTCTTCAGTTTCCCATAAATTGCCCTGTCTTTTTCCTCTTAATTTAACCTTGCCATTAACGGCATAAATAGCAAATTCGTGTTGATTCCAAAATGATTCTAAATCTCCTAACCCTCCCGCTTGTTTTGCCCATACAATACAATTTGTTACCTTATAAGATTGTTCAACTAATTCAATCCATTTAGGATAAACATCCCACCTTGTCCAAATATAAATTGCTGAATTTTTATTTATTGGTATTATTGGCAAAAAAGAACAATCAATAACATCGTCATTTTTAATATACTCAAACTCTTCTTTTCTTTTATTTGATTTGTAATTTATTCCATAAGGCGGGTCGGTAAAAACCATATCCGCTTTTTGCCCATTCATTAACTTTGCCACTTGATCGCTGTCCGTTGAATCCCCACAAAGTAAACGATGTTCACCTATCTCAAACAAATCACCTAAAACAATATCGGTTTCAATTGTTTCTGGAATTTCGTAACCGTCTTCCGTTGCTTCTAATTCCTCAACGTGTAAATCAATCGGAATATCCAAACCCCAATCGTCTAATTTTTCCGCGTCCCATTCATTTGCTAACTGATCCCAATCCCACTCGCCGAAACCAACGTTATCTTTTATTAAAAATTCCGCTTTTTGTTCCTCCGTCCATTCATCTGCTATTATAACCGGTATTTCGGTGTATTTTAGCTCGTTTAACGCTTTTAAGCGCATGTTTCCACCCAATACGCAATATTTACCGTCAACGTCTGTAAAAACAATTAACGGGCGTTTATTTAGCATGTCCGGAAACTCCTTTATTGAAGTAACTAACTTTTGAAATTTGCCGTCTTTTATTACGCGCGGGTTCTTTGGGTTTGCTTTAACCTGCGATATGTTTACTTTAATCATTGTTTTCTGTTTCGTAGGTGTCAAAAACCGTTCTTAATTGTTCTATTTTTTCGCGTAAACATGAACTGCACGAAGTAGGTTCGTTTCTTACTTTGAATATTCTGCTATGAATTTTTAGCATTGTTAATTGTTCGGTTGGTTTTACGTCTAACGTGTTTTTTTCAAACCATGCTTTTAAATATTCGTATTCTGGTTGATCCAAACATTCAGGTTTACGATATGGAAATAATTTATTCAGCGTGTTTTTTCTTTGATCGCATCCACAATCTTCACCTAAAATAAACTTTGCTATTTTCGCTATACCTGTTGTTTCTAAAACTTGTTCTACTGTGTCGCCTAATCCGATGGCTTTTTTTCTTGGTCGTCCCATATTTTATTTTATTAATTCGTAATCTTGGTTAATATAATCTTCGTAATGCTCCTTTACTTCGTGTTTAAGCGACTTTTTACAATTTGTGATTGTGGAATATATACTTTTAAAACTAATGCCTGTAACGGCGCTTATTTGTCTGTAACTTAATCCTGAATCCCTGTACAAATTGAATAGCATTTGATCGTACCAATGCCAACTTTTAACTGTTTCCGTTATTAATTCTTCAATTTTAGTTTTGGCGCGTGTTCTTTCGTTTGTTTCGCTTACGTCTTTTAATTGGATAGCTTCAGTAATGCTTACTTTTACTAATCTTAATTTTGTTTTCTGATAGTCTACAAACATATTGCGTAAAATAATCCAAATATAACCTTTATAAATTTTGCCGCTTTTATAAAACTTTTCCGCGTTTTCCTGCTGAATTAATTTTATGTACATTTCCTGGACTATGTCTTCAGTGTAAAACGTTTCCCCAAAACCGCGCACAATTTTAATCCATTCTTTGTGGTGCTTCGATAAATCGTTTAATAGTTCTTCATTCACTTTTACAAAGTTAGTATAAATTTATAAGCTAAAATAATTAATAAAACTATTATTACACGTTTTAAACTTCGTAACATTTCCGTTTCGTTAAATATCCACTTGCTAAATTTTGTTGACCGCATCCACCAGCATAAAAGCAAAACAACCCTATCCAAAAAGAATAAGGTTGCAAGCAAAGGAAATAAAAGTAATTCGATTAGTATTTTCATTTGTCGTTTTTGTAATGCCAAATTAATAAAATAAGCATTCCAATTATATAAACTAACCACAAAGAAACAGCCGCGTCTTTTAGTAGCATGACTCTCGATTGATTTGGTAATTTAATTCCGCGTTCCAATTCAACTGATCGTTTTCAAATTCTTCCATGTCAAAACCATAACTTTCAGGATCTTCATTTACAATTGATTCTATTGCATCGCAAATTAATTTTGTGTTTCTGTTATTCATAAAAAATAATTCCATATTGTGGTCCCACTGAAATTTATCTAACATCAAATCGCAATTGTCGTAAACAAACTCG